GTGCCATCTGGATCAATCGAGATATTCGTGCCGGACTTAACGCCGCCAACAACAGATGAAGACGCAATAACAGGCGGGAAATACTCCGGCTTGTCCGTGACCTCATTCCACGCAGGAGGCGTCGTGCGAACAGAAATTTCACCATTTGCAGCGATAGAAACGCCATTGCCAGCAATTACACCGCCGAGCATGTCATTTGTTGCAATTGCAACCGGGAACACCGCAGGCTTGTCGAGAACCTCGTTCCAGTAAGGCGCAGCCTGCACAGTGTTAATCGTGCCGTCTGCCTCGATATTAATGCCAGCGCCTTCCTTAACGCCGCCAAGCACCTTGTCAGATGCAATCGGAGGCGTGAACGTGGCAGGCTTGCCAGTGATGTCGTTCCACGAAGGTGTCGCGCTATTTACGCTGATGACGCCAGAGCCGTCGATATTAACGCCCGTTCCAGCAATAACACCGCCTAATGCTGACTTCGTTGCAGGGGCCACAGGGAATGTTGCAGGCTTGCCAGTGACCTCTGCCCATGTTGGCGCATCATACTGCGCGCTTAATGTGCCATCTGGCTGAACATTCAAACCAGCGCCGACCTTGAAGCCACCAAGTTGGTCTTTACCGCCGATAGCAACCGGGAATGTTGAGGGCTTGTTGGTGATCGCTGTCCAATCAACTGAACCACCGCCACCATTGGCGCTCAATACGCCGCCAGTGACCGTCAGGCCGCTGCCGATAGACGTAAATGGCTTGTTGGTGACATTGGACCAATCAGTGCCAAGCGAACCAGTGGCCGAGATTGTGCCATCTGATGCAATGGTGATGTTGGTGCCTTGCTTGACGCCACCTAATGTCGTGCCGTTAGCAGGCGTAGGCGTAAACGCGGTAGGCTTGTTGGTGATGTCTTTCCAATCGGTCGAACCACCGCCGCCTGTAACATTCAGCGCACCGCCAGTAACAGATAAGCCAGTGCCTAATGTCTCAAATGGCTTGCCAGTAACAGCCGTCCACGCTGAACCAATTGTGCCAGACGCTGAGATTGTGCCATCGGCGGCAATCGCAATGTTAGTGCCTGCCTTAACACAACCTAATGCGCTTGGACCTGTGCCTGGGGCGCCAATATCATCACCGTAGAGAACAACTGTCGGTCCCGTTTTGCCGTTGACCATATTAACAGCGGTCGCGCCAACTGGTGTGCCATCGCCTTTGAGTTTATCAGACATTTTTCTCTCCAAGAATTACGAGAAATGCGTAAAAACGATCAGTAAGTGACGTTGCCTGTCTGGATAAACGTCGCTCTCAGCGATCCATTGCCGGAATTTAGTAAAATGCGCGCAAAAGTTGGCAGTGGAGCCACTTGGCTGATCGCATTTTTGGTTGAATTGAGAACATCCGTGTCCGTCGAATTAAACCAAGCGATATTTGCCTCTGAAATCGGCATCACAGGGTCATTCGGATCATCAAATGTGATTTGAAGTGTGTAATTTACGGTGCCACTGACCACAACTTGGACGCTGCAATCACCAATCGACCAAGGATCAAGGCGAACCAGCGGAGAAGTTGTTCCAGCCGCCGAGTTTGCAGGAATAGAAACGTGTATCGGCTGCATAATTCTCTCCGTTTATAAGGATCGCGGGTGGATTGGCGCCCACCCGCACCTGCTATGCAGGTATCGCTTTCATCGAGCAGCGATTAGTAGTGCGAAGCCTTACCGCGAGGCGTTCCGCTTGATGCAGAAGAGAACACTGCGCCGCCTGATTTACGAGCGGGACGATCAGCGCGCATAGCAGCCTTGCCGCCACTGCACTTGCCGAGGTCTTTCTTCATAGCCCCGCCGTTTTTCTTCTTAACTTTGCCGCCCTTCTTGAAAGAATCCTCTTTCTTCTCGGCGTCTTTAATCGTTGACTCTGGTCCTTTGTAAGCACCCATGATCGTGATCCTTATTGCTCTACGAAGTTAATGCCCTGCGCGTATTGAACAGCCACATAGCCCTTGCCAGTGCCTGCATTGTCAGCCTTGACGTAAATCTGAACGTCTTTAGGTCCGACATTCGACCACAGCGTTGCCTCTGTATCGTTGTCAGCCGCCGCAGTTGTCGTGCCGTTCGCGCACTGCGCTGAACCCGTCAATTCACCCGCCGCTGGCGAAATGCCAATGGTGTATTGGTTAGACGCGCCAGTGAAATCAACAATCGCGTAGGTCGTGATCGAAATGATTGCGCTATAGGCAGGGATAACAATTGGAAGAGCCGTCGATGTTACGCTCTGCGTAATTGCGGCGCCTTGCGCCATCACAACGTAACCACGATTAGAAACGTCTACGCCAACAGTTACGCCTGATGTGTCTCTGATGTTTCCCGCCGTTATAGGGCCGGAAAAATGAGTTTTTCCCATTACTTTCTCCTGCACGATACGGTTCTAATGTCTGTGCAGCGTCCACCGCAGTGGTCACTAGAACCAATGAAAGGCGGGAGATATTTCACTCCCGCCCTTGTTCATTAAACTGGGAACGATCCGTAGATGCTACGAGGGTTGTAATACCCGAACGAATACCGCTCATACGCTTTCACTAAGAGATTGTCTGAAACGAAATCGACAGTCATGTCGGTCTCGAACTTCACACGCTCCATGTATGACAAGCCGTCGATGTTCGTCAGCAAGAACCACGCTGATGGAGACGTTAAGAAGTCCATCACCATGTAGCCCTCTGGCAAGCCACCTGCGGTTAGGCCGATAGCGTTCACGTCGTTGTCCGCTGTGCCTGGGCGCAATTCAGTCTTCAGAAGACGAACAGCAACCTGCTCAAGCTGCGGTGGAACAACGAGACGACGACCGCGCGCAAATACTTTCAGACCAGCCTGGTCTTTGAAGTTTGTGCGGATGCCAACCATCGAATTCAACAGCGTGGCTTCATTCAACTGAACGTCCGTAGCAGGACGATTAGCAAATGTGCCGCCATCGATTGGATGGAAACCAGAGCAGAGCGATACACCGTCACCGCCGATTGCAGGGTTATAAACCGTTGCAGTGTTCAGCAAATTGGCGCCGTAGATTTCCTTCGTCTGTTGGAAAGATTCCATCAGGCCGAGGTTGGACGGAGCAAACTGTGACTTATACAGGTTGTCATCAACAGCCTTGCGGGTCACGCTATATCCAAGTGCGATTTCCACATGCTCTTGGTTAAATACGAAACGCTCACCGGCGCCGTTGTCGAATGCAGTTTGACCGCCTTCGTTTTTCAACTGCGCAAGACCGAGGTAACGCATCTCAGCGGTGCGCTCCACAGCCATTTTCGAGTCGTGCTTCGTGTAAACCTTGTCATACTGACTAGGAATTTGCTCGTATTTGCCTTCAATTCCGCGTAAACCGGGGAGGAGAAGGTCTTTAATCTGAGATAGATTAACACCCATAGGTCAATCCTCCCTTACGCTATGCCAGTGACGGCGCCATTGGAGCGCGTCAGAGCGTTGTTGAAGGCCACAATCACTTGATTGTAGGGTGAGGTAATGTCGGTGCCGTTCGCTCCAGGAGGATTACGAACAAGGCCAACAATGCGGAACGGAAGCGTTGCCGTTGACGCTGGGTTCTCAACGAACATGCCGCTGCGACCCGTAAACGGATTGCCGACGCCAACATTCAACTGAACATTCTGACCAACTTTGTCTTGGCCAATTACTGTTCCGCCAGCCTGCACAAGAAACTGCGCATTAGGGTCGTTGACGATGTAAGCCTCAACGTCGCCGTTAGCGTCAGAGCCTGGCCAATAAGAAGACCAAACAGTGCGCTTCTGCGAAACAGAGAGATACTTGCAACCAATGAAGATGCCAGCGAGCGGCGCAGTGCCAGCCGTAGCCTGCTTGATGTAGCCCGTTGCTGGACCTGTCTCTGGAACAACGGCGTCACCAGAGTAAATTGGTGTAAGATTATTTGAAGCAATGCGGGCTGTGACTTGCTCATAAGTCGGAGCAGAGCCTGTTCCCCTATATTGTGCAAATCCGAAGGGCGTATTTAGATTCGCCATGACGGATCTCCTCTCTCAAGGAGACTCTGTCATCACGCAGCGGGGCGAATCCGAGAGTCAAATAATGAACTGACTGTGCAGTTCGTTTGTTAAAAGCCTCACAGCGGGGAGGCAGTAGCTAATAAGCTGGAGCAATTTATACAGTTACTGTAGTGATTTAGTAAAGGGATTTGTTCTTCCCTTTACTGTTTTCGTAATTGCTAATTCACTGAGTAGGCATTTCACCGATCAGGAACAGCCATTGGCTCGTAGCCTTTATTGATGCGTGGGCGCGCTTGCGCATGATCGCGAGAAAATGTTCCGTCTGGTGTTCCAGCAATTTGCTGTTCTTTGTGACGTATCTGATCACGCGCGTCCTTCAATTGCTCAGAGCGATACTCTTCAACAATTTCAGTTGGCAGTCGAACAAGGATCATTCCCTTGCGGATAATGTGCTCGTTATCAGAATCGCGCGGCATCATTTCTGGAAACTCGACACGCGGCACTGGCTCCCAGCCACGCGCCTGCGATGACATCATGTTTGTCACCTGACGCTGCTCGTAAACCGTGTAAGTGTGCCACTCATATGTCCAGCCCTCCCCGTCAAGGTGAGAGACGTCAAACTCATCGTCTGAAAACTTTGTGCTCGCACGATCGGATCTGAGTTGCGCGGCGCGACGTGCAGCCGCAGCCTTTGGATCCTCATCACGCAGTGACGGCCTTAGAGTTGGTCCGCTTAGAGCCGCGTCTGATAGACCTTCAGTGTCTAATAGACCTTTAG